TCGTTGAGGTACTTTTCTGAGAATTTTTGCCAAACGTTGTTGATAAATTCTTGATTGACTTGCAGGTTTGGATTTTCGTCGTAACAGTTCTCTCCTCCAAAAAACTTTTTCGTTCTAATTCGTTGCTGCTCGATTTGTTTAATCGTCTCTAACAATTTATTTTTGGTATACTTCACGTCGTACAAATCGTACATATCGTATTTTTCTTTGAGCTCTATCACTTTATCGTTTCTCACAGTATGCGTTGGTCTCCAATTATCGTGGCACTGCTTGATCTGGCTATACTTGAACTTATCAGTTGAACTCAAAACCGGTTCCGGTTTTCCATCCTCAAATTTACCATAAATATCCACCGGAAACATCAGCCTCTTGATATCAATCGTAATGTCTCGCTCAAATGTTCCTCCAAAGCATTGGTAACCCACGAAATTCAGGTGTTCCATGTTTTCGTGATAGTTTTCAAACAAAGCGGTTTTTTGTCCGCGCGGGTACTCGGAGCGGTCGATGTGAAGGTGGAATGTTCTTTCTAGAATCGGCAGGATTTTTGAGAAATCGATATTCACGCCTAGGAACATTGATTCGTTGCCTTTCACGATCATGGCGTGGAGGAGGGGTGGTCGTTGCACGGCTGGCGTCATTAAATGTTGCATGGCGAGTCCGAATTGGATGTAAAAATAAGTTAGTCGGTATTGGAGGTACTTGTATTCTTTGGCTCCGTTGATCAAGCCTCTTGATTTTCTAAATTTGCGACCGTCTGGCATGACAACTGTGCAGTTGACGTGCATGTTTGCTAAGTTGTCCACGAAGTTGTCCAGGGTTTTCTGTTCTTCGATCGTGTTTACTCGGAAATAGTTTTTCAACGATTTGAACTGCTCCTTGACCAACCAACCGTTCACTGTAGTGTCAAACTCCTTGAAAGCGACTGTCGCCACTTGAATCGTCTCGTTTTTGCCACCGTCTAAATCAACGCCTTCACCGTGAGAAATCAGTTCTTGCAAAAACTCAGCGGTGCCGTCTTCGTTAAAGTACATTGGGTGGTTAGGGTCGTTTAAAACCGCGTCGTAGTAAGGTCTGAACAGACATTCTGATACCATTTGGTGGTGAGCGTCGGGGATCAGTTCGAGTGGAGTTGATAGGTCCGTTGGGTGTGCGAGTCGTGCTCGGCCGATTCTAGCAATACAAACCGGATTCCTCAAATCATCACCATTGATCACCTCAGTTGTCCACCTCTGATACAAAGTATTCGCCTCTTTCTTAATCGACCTGGTGACCTTTTCCCTTGACTCGTTATTAAAACTGTACCCTGCGCTAACTTTACTCGCTTTCGTGTCCCAATCTTTGGTCCAATTGGTCGGACTCGAAGTTGGCTCGCCGTACGGTTTCGGCAGTTTGTTAGGTTTGAACGCTAAATCAGTTTTTTCCATTGCAATTTGGTAAGCTCGGTATTTTAGTGGGCCTAGTTTTCGAACGTCGTCTACCTTTAAAATTTCTTCGTCGCCCGCGAACTTTATGATATCTTTGTATAAACCGTAGGG